TATTGCTCAAGTATTCTTAAATCTGTATCTGTATCACTGTAATCTCTTACCAGGACTGTGAAAGTACCGTATGGGTTTTTAGGATCAGTAGATCTTCTCAAGTTTGTAATTGATATTTTAACTTTTCTGTTACCTGCGATACCGTCGTCTAGAGACTCAAAGTGAAATAAATCATACTCGGTATTGCCAAAAGGCTGTGATATAAATGGAGTAGTTCTAGCTGCTTGGTATCTCGTATCAAATCTACCGTATAATTCTGAGTATGGCTTTGTTCTTAAACCACCCGCTCCTGCTCTTGCAGTAGAACCAGACAGAATGGAGACGCCTCCAACGCCGGTTTTAACCTGTGCTATTTCTTTTTCTACAGGCAGATCAGCATAAAGCAAGTGCTGTTCAGCATGGAATCTGTCTGGGTTAGTGTTAAGAACTTTACCAAGGTAATGCTTGCTTGAGGGATCAAGTGAAGCTGTGTAGATTCTTAAGCCTGCTTTGCCGTCAGCATTACCGTATAGGGACCCCATCGCAGAAGAAAGGACAAGCTTAAACGTGCCTTGTCCATCTGATCCGTCGTAAGTACTAATTTGCCCAAGGTCGTCATTCGCGTTTGCAACTGTGTAAAGTTGATCGTGATCGAGAATTTGCAATCTTGAACCAGAGGCAGTCATGATAACCTGTCTAATTAGATGAACGTCACTAGTAGAATCTACTGAATTGTTATCGGTAAAAACAGGATAACCTGTCGCCTCATCAGATGCAACTGTATGTTTTGCAGCGATAAACTGTAAAGATCCGTTTAGTCTGCCATTTGAACTTGCACCTGCTGCAGGTGAGTTACCAGGTGAACCAGACAAGATAAAACCTGCATGCTTCACTATCCCTGCAGTTTGTGTAGAAGATATTTCAGTTGTTGTTTCATTTGCTCCTGCGCCCAAGACTCTTATGTAGGTCAGTGCAGTTCTATTTCTAAGCCACTCGTTTACAGCGTAGGGCCCAAATCGGTCCGGGTCTAGAGATCCAAACTTTGATTCAAAATCAGCGAACGACCCAACAGTTACAGGCACAAACGCAGGACCTCTTTGAGCGGTTCCTATTACTCCTGCCGGGGTGCCAACTATCTCTGTGGTACGTTGAGTAAGATCAATTTCTCTCTCAAAGAAGCCCGGAGATCTGAAAGTTTGTTCTGCCATCAATTTCTCCTAATTTTTCTAATATAACTATGTTTCGAATTCTTAAACATCTTTCTAATTATGAATCAATTGACTCAATTTCCTTTATTAATTCTGAAGAAGCAACTGTTTCTCCTGAGCGTTGGTTTCTAAGCCTTACTTTTGAAAATTCAGTCTTTGTACTATTTGTAAATGGATTAACTATTTTGTTTTCAAGAACTTCTCTTGATTGACCTCTCTTCAGTTCATCTTCTTTCATGTTTGTAATATCTTGCAGCACGTGACGCTTAACTTTGTCTCTTGTTCTTTCTGGCTGATAATCTATAACCTGCGCGTCGCCGTCTATTACACCAAAACTAACTTCTGGCGCAGACACGTAACTTCTTAAAAGTCTAGGTAACCCTGGGTGTTTGGCATTTATGATGTAGCCAGGAATAGTCACGGTAAAGCTGTGCTTAATTATTCTTTCACTTTCTGTAAACTCGTCAAGATTTGTTCCGCTGTTTGAGAAAGGGCCACTAAAAAATGCAACTAATTCATAACCACCTTCAGTTGTCATTGGAATCTCTTCTCCTTGTCCAGTGAAATTTAAAAGCAACGTCTCTATCATTTGGTTTGACTGCTTCATGTATTGCGTCCAAAACACGACATCGTAAGTAACAGCTACAAATTCAGGATATGGTATTTCTATTATCTCAAACATGTTTCTGCCTAAGTTTTCACCAACAGAGACTTGAGCTACACTAGAGAATCCTATGTTAGCACTTGATCTTCTAGTAGAAATACTATCTGGTTTTGCTCCAAAACCAGGCGTAGGTGTTTCAAGTATAAAGTTTTTTTCCGATGATACATTGCTTTGATGTTTCAAGCCTTGCTTATTAATAATATTTTGATACTTTCTGTCTCGCTCGCTGAGCCTGTATTTGACTACGTAGCTTTCTTGCTCTCTGAAAGCTATAGCTGTTCTCTTGTTTGCTTGACTTGGTGAAAAATCAATGTTCTGTCTCATGATGGACACAAGCGGTAGTACTAAAGCGTTCTCGCTATCCCTTATAGGATTCTTTCTTCTAGTCAGTGCAAATCTTTCGCCTGAGGCAAATATGACAGGTACTTTTTGCAAAGTTCCTTTATGCGACACTTCAAAAGATATTTTTTGATCAAACAGCTGAAAAATTGCTCTGTCAATGTCAGCAATTCCGACTGAAGGTATATCAAAATCTTCAGGAGCATTGTTTCCATCGAAACTTTTTATAACCTTATCGCCTTTAGGATTGTTGCTCATTTATCAATCCTCATCATAAAACGACGACCCTATTCCTCTAGGATCTCCAGCTGGTGAAACTTCTTTAGGTCCGCTGATAGGTGAATCTAACACATCATTCTTTTGTAATTCTCTAACATCGCCTGTCTCGCCCTGCCTGTTAGTAGCAAAGCCTCTCTGTTGAACAAAAGTTTCTTGAACTGCATCTGGGTCTGAAAACTCTTCTGAGGTTGGTCCAAATGCTTTTGCCAGAAATTGGCCTTTTCTTGATTGCTTGCCTGTCACTGTGATGTACTGCTTGTGCTCGATTTGACCAAAAATAACATTCGTAGCTGGTCCTTTTATAACTTCAAAAAATGTCGTGCCGTACGAGAAGAAGTCACCTTCTAGTATTTCAATACCTTTATCTATTAAATCACGAGATTGTATATAAGCTTCTACTGTGTAGTATTCCTCTGACCCGAATCGATTTGTTCTAATTTCTTGTGGCATATACTTGACCAAACAGTCAATCTCAATAGGGTTTTCAAAAACCTTGTCAGGAGATTCTTCGTAGACATCGTGAACTTTTGACTTAATTTCAGATATAGGAAAATAAAATATCTTTTGCCCAATCACGTCTTTGACAAGCTCCTTCGCCATATCATTAATAAAGTTAATCTCTCGAGGAGTTATAAAAAATCTACCCATGACTTACCCCATAAATATTGCTTTGCCAAGTGGCATTGGAACGTAACGTAACTGCTTATTCATTTGTTCAGCTCTAGTAGATTGTATCTCTATCAGCTTGTCATAAGTCATTGTTTCAAGCATTTCTTTTAACTGTGTAATCAAATTAGCTTTGTCTTCTCTTCCTTGAGAAAGTAAGTCTCCGCCGTTAAGCGACACATCGCCACCGGGTATCGGTATGTTACCAAATTTAGACCTCACCATCCCTAATTGCTCTCTGCTGAGTGCTAGTGTGTACTGTCTTATCCACTGTTTTCCTATGGAATTAATTTTAGAATATGTCAGATTACCAAAGGGTATGTTGGACATGTTAGAAACACCATAGATTGTATCATCTCTGTATGCTGGCTGAGTAGGGTCAGGATACTGACGGACTCTTACCCATAAGTTTTTTGTGGTGCCTAGCGTAGGCGTCGGAAAAATTCTTATTTTAGTACCTACAATCTCGTATGAAAAATTTGATCGTCGAACTCTGTTTGATAAGTCAAGCTGGCCAGCTCTAAGAATATCTTCGTAAACCGGTAAGACGTAGAAGATTGTTTCTGGTGTAAAAGATTCGAAAGAAAATTCGTTGTTTAGGTAGTTAATAGCCGATGTTGTGTCAAAGAATCTGTATGCAGCCTGTGGGTTAAAATGAAATACTTCTGCTATCTTTAATTTGCCTTTAGTGTTGTCAAAAAGTGCAGACCCAGCGTCATTTTTTAAATCAGTGTAAAGATCGTAATCTTGTTTGCCTGCTGTCAGAGATATAGAACCAGAGACTGAATTGTATGAACCACCGATGCCTGCTTCCATTGCATAAGGTTCAGCAAATCGAGATAAATATTCAAGGTTATCTCTGACAAACTTTTCTTGGTGACCAGTCATGCTACCGGTGGCAAAACCTAAAAAGTTTACTAGCTGAGACTTTGCCTGGTACTGATTGAGAATCGAACTGTACTCTAAGGTACCTTCTTCCATATTGGCAAAAATTTGCTTTTTTGTAAGTTCTACGCTAAGCACATCATCACCGAGTTTTCTTTTAACAAATACAACCATCTGGTCAGCTTCTGTTTGAAACTCACTGTCACTGTCAAATGCACCAAAAGGCGTAGGGCTACTTATTTGCGCAAATGTTGCCACAAAAATCTCCGACTTTTTTGTTCTTAATATATATGGTCGAAAGCTTTTGTTTGCCTATAATCTTAAATCAGGTTTTCTAATTCAAAAAATATGTCACTTAAATTTTCAATATCTGTTGTGTCTAAGTCTGAAAGTTTAAACTCACTTAACATTTTTTTTACTTTTGAACCACTATTGCAGACGTTTATCACTTCTTTCATTTTTTTGTTAGATTTGACTTTAGACTTAAGCTTGTATAGTTTCATCGCTGAATTTTCAAAGTCATATAATAATTTTGATATTTTTTCGTGCTCTTCTTGAAAATCTCTGTCACCGAGTAGATGCATTAGCGTTGTATCTTTGCTTCTAAACAAGTCTTCTAGCGTAACTAGCTTCTTTATTATTTCATTGCCTCTGTCTATAAAATATTCAAGATTGCTTTCTAGATCGTCTTGCTTGATTTTTTCTCTCTCTATGTTAGAAAGCTTATCATATTGATCAAATTTTTGATCTGGATCTAACATTTTTGCTAAGTCTAAAGCTTCTTTTAAGTCTGAAACATCTTCTGTGCTTGCTGACCATGACACAAAAGGAATTTCAACAGGCTCGTTGTACTTTAGTATTTTAATTTTTATCTTTCCTTTTTTGTCTTTCATACCTGTCCTCAATACACCTGAGAACTTACCTCTACCCGGAATACATCTAAAGTAAAAAGTATCATTACTTGGGTCTATAGCGATTTGAGATGTAGTTCCATAAGCCGCAGTGTCTCTATTGGTGTCATATGTACTGTGTGAACCAAAAAGCTTATAATTTAAAGAATCTAATATTTCTTCCGGGTCGTCTAAGTGAGAAAACATCACTTCAGCTGTTGCTTGTCTTGTCTTAGATGATATGTAGTCAACACCGATATCAGGAGTGTACCCACCCTTAGGAACGTACTCTGTGTGATTTGTTCGAACAAGAGGTTGAGAAGTGTCTTTGTACCTTATTACTTTTGGCTCTTTGTGTTTCGCAAATTCTAACAGTAGCGCGTCTTTTCTACCCACCACCATAGTGTTTCCGTAGACTTCTGTCCCTGGGTCGCACATCATTTTTGCAGCTTGAATCGGTGTTTTAGATTCAAGCAAAGCTCTTAGTATGTTCTTTCCTTCGCTTGAAACATTCTTTCCAAAGTCTAAAGAGTTTTCTACGGCGACGTTTAAAATAGCGATACCTGATGTGGCGTTATAGCCTTCCATGTAGTGTGTGTCTTTGTCAAACATTATGGCAAATTCAACATTATCATCAACGTGATGAATAATTGCCACATTAGGCTCGTATGTTCTGTCTCTGTTTTTTGCAACAATATTTCTATCATCGACTGTCTTGCAGCCGACTATACACTCGTTTATCAATCGAATATTATACGCCATTAAATCTAAATATTATTTCCGCGCAGTTAATTCCCATGGA